TTTAAAGCACCTGTTGGTCCTGGTGCTGTTCCTCCAAAAAATAAAGCAGATGTATATGTACCAGCTGCTCCTCCACGTCTAGCTGAATTTACATCTCCAACTTCTGTCCAAGAACTTCCATCCCAAGATTCAACTACGGCACTTGTTGGATTTTCTCCTGAAATAGCTAAAGCAGCAGTATAAGTTCCAACTCCTGCACGTCCTTGTAGTGCTGTATTTACATCTGCAATTTCAGTCCAACTTCCACCATTCCATTGTTCAACGTTAGCTATAACAGGTGGATCATCATCTCCTGATATACATAATGCTTGTGTTCCATTACCCGCTGCTGCTGAGGCTCTTCTAGCAGTGTTTAAATCATTACCAGTTGCCCATGTTCCTGCAGAAGTTGCTGTCGCAAACTGATATTTAAAATCTACATTAGTAGAATCATAAAATATCTGATTCTTTTGATCTGCAGATAAATTACCTGCATTGTTTCGGACTGCCGTCCCAATAAGATCTTTATAGGTAGCCATGATTAATTATTCTTTAGCAGCCAGCCTTGCGTAGAATCTGTATACACTAAAGTGTTTCCTGCTCTTTCTGTTGAAACTGTTAGATCATCTGTTGATCCATGAATCTTTTCTGAACCGTTTGCTGCGATTGTAAAAGTATTAGAATCAAAAGTTCCTGCATAATCAATAAATACAACCTCGTCACCTATGCTTCCTGCAGGTAAATTCATTGTTATTACACCACTTGTCGTGTTTACAAAATAACCCTCACCAGCTGCTGCTGTGAAGGTAGAAGTTTTTACTGCCTGCCATGAAGTACCACCTGATACCTCAGCAAAAGATAATTGACCAACACCTGTTGTGCCTGAACCTGATACTGATGCAACTTTTAAAAATCTGTCTGCTGTAACATTTCCAGTGGGAAATTTTAGTGTGTAGCTCTGGGATGCGCTATGTGGGGGTGATTGTAGTTTAATCCCGTGGGAATTAGACTCACAGTTAAGCTGAATCGTACCTGGATTAGTTCCACCACCGATTTCTGTTAAACCAGTTCCGTTTGGATATATCTGTTGATTACCATTAGCACCATCTACAATATTAATATAACCAGAATTTGTTCCTGAGTTTGTAACTAATTTAAGATCGTACGCACCGTTTGATGATATCTGACCTGTTTCAGATCCACCACCAATGTCAACCTGATCTGTGTCTAAAATTATATTACCAGTTCCATTTGGTTCTATCTCTATATTAGCGTTAGATGTCGATACAATTTTATTTCCATTAACATCTAGATCTCCACCTAATTGCGGTGATGTATCATCTACAACATCTCCACCTGTTTGAATTTGTATAACGTCTGGATTAGTTCCATCGTTTGCTGCTGCGAATACTATTGCTGTGCCCTTATTTGTTGCTGAAAAAGTAAATGTGGATCCTGAACCAGATGCATATTTAAATTGAACTGTGTAAGATCCTGAAGTTGAATTTCTTAAAATATAAAAAGTTTGAACATCTAAAGGTATTGTTACAATTTGATTTCCAGTAATTGTACCTGTAAAGTCAATCATTCTATGACCTGCTACATCACCAGTTCCAGAATCAGAGATAGTTAAAGCTGTAGTTTGTGCACCACCACCGATTGCTTGCGTAGTAAATCCACCAGCTATCTGTTCGATAAGTTGTAAATTAGTATTTGTTTTTGTTCCCCAAGTTCCCGCGTTTTCACCGGTTGCTTGAAGTTCTACACCCAAAGGGGTAAATGTTGATGCCATAAATTATCTCCTATGCAGCGTCACTATAACTTGTATTTGATCCAGTTGCAACATCCGAATATGTGTCGTTCGAACCCGTTGAAACATTACTATACGATGTATTAGAACCAGTGTCAACATCGCCATAAGCAAAAATATCTACAGCCCCTATATTAAATGTTGCAGATAGTCCATCAAAACCAACCTGCATATCAACTACAGATACAGAGCCAATACTAGCACTAAAAGATTGACCAGATATTCCTAAAGACATGTCATTAGGGTCTAATGATCCAACACTAGTTGTTGCAGATAATCCTGTAGGTTGAGCTACAGCGCCTCCTAATCCAACTATAGATCCTTGTTGAATTTCAATAGAAAGACCAGATAATATTGCTGTCGCATTTGGTATAACTACATTTCCTAAAGACAATGATGCAGAAAAACCAGGTAGATCTGCTTGGTTACTAGAAAATGCAGTTGCAGTCCCTTGACTTACTGTTGCAGAAACTCCAGAAAGTATTGCGGTTTCGTTTGGTGCTTTTGCTGTTCCTTGACTTGCTGTAAAACTTTGGCCTGTTAAACCTACGACTTGATCTGCAACGCTAGGATTTCCTAATGCAAAAGATGCAGAAACACCTGACATTGAAACGTTAGCATCTGATTCAACTGCTAATGATCCAACATTAAATGATGCAGAAACTCCAGATGGTTCTACAACGGCAGAACCTATTCCAGAAGCTGCAGTTGTTGCAGCTGCAAAAGATACACCATCTACAGAAACATCTGAACCTAAACCTACGTCTGTAGCAAACTCACCCCAGGCACCACGGCCATATGCATTATTACTCCAGCCTTCTGGACCTAAACCTGTTTCTATTGAAAAACCTGTAACACTTACAGTTGCATCGTTAAGATCATTCCATGAATTATAGCCCCAAGTTTGAGCGCCAAAACCTGCACCAATAACTGTTGAACCACCGTATTGTGATTGGTCCCAGGTAAGTCGACCCCATCCTGAAGATACCGACATGGTCGGCCTCCTATGCTAATCTAATGATTGCGCTACTTGAATCTGCTGTTGGAAATTCTATTTTGAAAGTTCCATTACTAGCTGTTTTGTCACCACCAAATGCAATTATACAAACAGCGTCAGTTGTTCCTGAACCACCGTTTGTTGTTGTATTATAAATCATTGCACCATTTGCAGTGAAAGAAGCAGATGAAAAAGTTACATCTGAAAAATCTGTAAATGCTGTTGTTGAAGATAATGAAACACCTGAGTTTGTAAGAGTAGCTCCACCTGCAGAATATGCGGATCCAGATGTATTTGATATTTCATTTGATGTTGAATAGTCTGTAGTAGCTGCACCTAAAGATGCTGAACTTGTAAATAATGCAATCTTAAAAGTGTGTCCACCAGAAGACTCAAAACTGTGTTTACCTTGTAAAAGCTCTTGCTTAAAACTTGAACATATTGCCGATGTTATTGCCATAATTTATCTCCTACGGGTTTGCTGAGGTTATTGGTATTCTAACTGCTCCGTCTGTGTAGTCGTCTCTTCGTCTTCTACCAACTTGCTCGTTAGCAAACTTCTGTACTTCAGTTTTATATTTATTTTCATATAAAGTCAACATATCTATCGGGCCTTTTAAAAAACCATAGGCCTCTGATAAACAGCAATATAGCAGTCCGTTTGGAAAATTAAGACTGATATAATTGGTATCATTATTTTCTAAAAGATCAGGCATTTTGTTAAAATGCACTCTAAATCTATATGTTGTGTTTGGGGTAGGAGCCACAAATATTCTTCCTGAGTTAGTGTCTGCCTCACCTGTAGCACCACCAAACATAGCATAATATTTAGGTTGACCTTGAGCAGCGGAGGTTCCGGTTACATCCTGATACTCTTGTAAATAAGTTAAATCTTTTTTTTCTAGCCATCTATTAGCTCCCGTAATAGCAGATCCATTTGTATCATAAACTTGTATGCCTCTAATAAAAACAGCTCCTGCAGGACAGTTAATAGATTCTTGTCCAGCAACAAAATTACCTAATTGTTGTTTTCTATCTGCATCAATAGGTATATCTCTAAATATTCTATATTGTGCATTTAAAATTATGTTTTCTAAAACAGAGTCTGACAAAACATTAGAGTCTGTTTCTGTATAACTTCTAATTTGTGTTTTTAATCCTGATGCACTTAATCCAGCCATTATGCTACTATCTCCTGACAACGAGGACAAGATTTTCTAAATCTGTTATGACCAGAACAGTGTCCAGCTTTAACAGCCTCTTCATTCTCATACACCGGAGTATCTGGTTCCGGAACATGTAGATATAATTCTTCATGCTCGTCTATTTCTTGTCTTTTAGGTCTAAAAATATTTTTTATCCAATTTAAAAAGTGTGTCATCATGCTGTTACCGTCACAGGTCCCGCTGATGCAGAACCGCCTCCTCCTATTTCAGTTATACTAGATGTTGTGCCTGTTGCAAAGGTATAATTATCATCATTTGTTTTAGTAATTGTATACCCTGCAGCCAGATTTATTGTTGCTGCAGCCACTCCGCCAACAACTTGAGCGTCTCTAAATCTAACAGTATCTCCTGTTGATCTACCGTGATTTGGTTCATTAACACTAATTGTTGCAGATCCATTTGTTGTTGTGAATGGATTTAACGGTAAGATGTTTGGAACAGAAGTTTCCGTTCTATCTGGTCTTACATTACGTAAAGATATAGAATCGCCATTCATAGGTTTTGGTTCTAATTGTGGTTGCTTTGGTTCAAATTCAGATACATGCACAAACGATCCATTCCATTCTCGGACCATTTCTTTGTAAGGAAACTCCATACCAGATCTGTCTGATATTGCTTTTGCGTATTTACCTGTTGCGTACTTTGCCATTATTTATCTAGTGTACCTTTTAAATAAGTTAAATCGTTAGGTATTGGTTTCTTTTTTGGACCAATAAATCCTTTTTTCTTCATATCTTTTTTTGCTAAAGCTATACCGTATCTAACAGCAGCATCTGTTTCCATGTCCCCTTTAGTTTTTAAAAGATTTGCTCTTCCTTTTAAAAAAGCTTTTCCTAAACCTTTAATTGCTTTTATTGTCATTATGTTCCCGGATAGTAAGCTTTAGGCGTAATGTGCGTGCTCGAAGCTGATCCGTCCTCCGCTAGTGCTCTTGCCAACTCATCTTCGTAAGCTAATTTTGTAGCTTGCAAAAGCTGTGGTTGATATTTTTGTGCTAGATAATATGCAAGTCCTGATACCATGCAAGGTACAAATCTAAATGGTACATCTGTTGCATTAGTGTAATCCCCTACATCCT